TATTTTTGATTATCTGAAAGAGAATGCCATTGATCCAAAGCGTCTGATTGTATTCACTGATGGATATCCATGTGGCTCTTGGGGTGATAAAGATTACTGCGACACTACTTGGATCATTCACGGTGACAAGGATCCTCATCCCCCGTTTGGCACTTGGGCTATCTATGATGAACCGGCCAACTGATTGTAAAAATGACTGACATATACGAATCACCTGATAAGGGAGAAACCGTGTATGTTCGTCAATCTGGCTCAGTTGAACGCACATTACATAGTGTCAGTGAACGACAACATGATCTACACGCAAGTCTAGTGGAGTCACAGCTTTGGGGTCAAATACACCGGGCTGCGAAAACAAATGTGGCACTGGCTGATGCATTGGATAAGGTTAAAATGATTTATGCGCTCATCAAAAAAGAAAAAAACTAGATATCTTGCAATGTGGGATATGACCGGGCTTGAATGTCTAATCAATGTGTCTGTCATACAAGAGAAACATGAACAGTGGGAAAAAGAAAATATTTTTCGTATTCTTCAAGAGAAAGAATCGTCCCCTGCCCCCAAAATCGTGCCATTGAATCAACTGATTCTCAGGGCAAGATTCAATAGTCATCGCCACTATGAGATTTACACTTTTGATTCAGCGTTGACTGAAGAAGATATTAAAGAAACATTTGCCGATGACCCGCAATTGATTGTTGATACCATTCGTAATGCGGGTCACGAAATTTATAGCGACCGAGTATTAAAGAAAACACAGGTGATAACATGAGAATGCTAATTGGAACAAGTTTGGGTGGATGCCTTCAATCTATCATGAAGGGTGAAGTGTCCGAGGATGAAGTATTGCTACTAATTACCCGCACAATGTGTACTTCACAAGAGGGATTGATGGCGATTGTGGAAATGTATCATAGTAACGGTAATTTCCTGGCATCACGTCCAGATCAATATAAAATGAGTGAGTTTCCTCTTGACGAGGTGAAGGCGCTTGCTATTAGATTGTACCAAGCTGGTAAAATTCATCAGCCTCGCAACTTTAATGAATATAGTGGGTTCATTCACCCCGGACTCGCACAAGGTGATGGATGCTGGATTGAAGTTAATCCGCTTGGTATTAATTCAAATCCAATAGTAGTAGATGCCTACGAAAAATATAAGATGCTGGATTCATTGACCAAATGACAGAGTACACAATCAATCCACTAACATGGTTTGCTGGCCGAGAATCAACATTCACTCCTGAACACTTTACAGTGGCAAATGAGCCGCTTACCCCGCAATCTAAACAATGGATCATTGATAAATTGTCTGGTAGGTATTCTATTGTACAGTATATCGAATCAGAAACTGGGGTAACTATATTCCAGTCATATTCACGACTTTTCGGGCAACCTGCCTTCGAAGATCCTAAAGAAGCAGTACTTTATGAGCTTAGATGGTCATAAAGTAGTATTATAAATATTTCACACCAAATTACTCTTATTAAATAAGTTTATATCATATAACAAGGAGAACATATATGAGTTTTACACGACACGTTGGCAAACACGGCGACCGCAAAGTAGCAATCGTTTTTAGAGAAGTCCCAGGTGAGCCACACATGTGCCTGGTCACGTATACCGAACTTATCAATCAACACATTCATGATCCTTTGATCCAGTGTATTGATAGTGATATCGGCCAGAATAGTGAGAACTTAGCTGATGCGTTGAATCGCACCTATACTAAAGATGGTCGTCCGATTCTTCAAGTTCTACACACTGAAGGTCAGTTGAAGAAAGTTCAAACTGCCTTGATCGTTATGACACCTAACCCAAGCACACGCATTCGTCTTGATGAACTTAATGTCATGCTTGATGAAATGAAACAAGGTGAAGCTGCCGTTAAGAAAATGGCTGAAATGGACAAGAGCCGCGGTATGCAAGATCCAGCTGATGTTGTCCGCAGAATGCGTGGTCCAGTAACCGGAGAAGTAACTGCTCCCACTGGCGATGCGCTAGGTGATGCTAATCTCGCAAAGCAACGAATTGAACAAGCGCAGCGCATGGAACGTGAAGCATCTGGTCTAATGGCTGAAGCAGCACGTTTGATGACTGAAGCAAAAGCACTTGACCCTGCGCTATCAACCCCAACTAAGATTACTAAAGTGAAAAAAGTGAAAGCTGTAGAAGCAATCGCACCCGTTGCGGCACCCCGCAAATACACTAAAAAAGTAACTAATGTCACCTGATTTTGTCAGTAAATGGGAACACATTCTTGAAGACGTAGAAAAGAATAATATACCTATCCAGTTCATAAAAAAATTGGTTATTAAGTTGCAAGGTAAAAAGCAGCAAACAGTTAATATTATGAAACTACTTCAACAAGGATTAGACCCAGAGCAAATTGAAGAAGCACTAAGTAGAAAATTACATGAACTTGATGAAACAGTTGTCAGCATTGATTTTATACTTAATGTACAATCAATTGCGGATACCGTTCAGCCTACTACCGACGAGTTGCTGAAGAATCTATGAAGTTAATTATAGCATGTACCCCTTCGGGTGGAATAGGCTATAAGAACAAATTGCCCTGGAGTAAAATCGAGGGCGATTTACCAAGATTTAATAAATTAACAAATGGTAAAGTTGTTGTTATGGGTCGTAATACTTGGAATAGCTTGTCGAAGAAACCGTTACCTAATAGGACAAACTACATCATCACTTCTGATCCTACAATTATTCCTTTCTATCCCGCGAGTGCCGGCACAGCCTTTGCTACTACTATGAGAACTCTCGACTATCTTAATGAAAATGCATGTATTATAGGCGGAGCAAAACTAATTGAAGGTGCCTGGGGGAGGATTACAGAAGTTCATTTAACAATAACTTTCGCCGAATACACTTGCGATACTTTCATTGATCTGTTAAAATTATCTAAAGAATTCACCTGTAATCAATTGAGTGACTTCCCTGATCACTCATATCAAATTTGGAAAAGACGATGAAACAATACCTAGACCTACTACAAGATATTTTAGATAACGGAGAAATGAAAGATGATAGAACTGGCACTGGCACTATTAGTGTGTTTGGACGTAGCCTTCGCTTTAATTTGCATAATTCCTTCCCGGCTGTTACCACAAAAAAGCTAGCTTGGAAAGCCTGTAAAGGTGAACTACTTTGGTTTCTTGAAGGATCAGGAGATGAACGTAGGCTCGCAGAGATTACGCACGGCACTGCTACTGGCAATGTTACCATTTGGACTGGCAATGCGCTATCTCCTTATTGGAAACCTAAAGCAAAGTTTGAAGGTGATTTAGGAAGAGTTTACGGAGTACAATGGCGCCAGTGGAATCCACACGCTATTAAATGGACTAGTTCTAGTGAGTCAGAACCAGTGTATATCGATCAATTGGCGAATCTCATAGAAGGACTGAAACAAGATCCTAATGGGCGCAGGCACATCCTCAGTGCTTGGAACGTGGGCGAGTTAGATCAAATGGCATTGCCCCCTTGTCACGTTATGAGTCAATTCTATGTCAACAAAAATAAAGAACTCTCTTGTCATATGTATCAGCGCAGCGTGGATGTTTTTCTTGGTCTACCTTTTAATATTGCTAGCTATGCGTTACTCACTCATTTGATTGCGCAAGTGTGCGGATTGAAAGTTGGTGAGCTTGTCATTAGCACAGGTGATACTCACATTTATTCTAATCACGTCGAACAGGTTAGAGAACAGTTGGCCCGCGAACCGCTGGCAGCTCCTACACTTTGGCTTAACCCTGAAATTATTGATATCAATCAATTTAAAATGGAAGATATCAAATTAGAGAACTACACTTCATTGTCTTCTATCAAAGCAGAAATGGCAGTATAATGAATAAATTATTACTTACAAGTGGGTGTAGCTTTTCTAGACCAGGAACAACAGAAGCAGAAGCAACTTGGGCTAATTGTTTAGAAAAAAAATTGGTCAACTATGATGCTGTTCATATAGGATTAGCCTCCCAAGGTAATGATTTAATCAGCAGAAAAACTATATACACACTTACGCAGCTACTAAAGAAAATGAATCCTCAGGATATATTAGTTGGTATAATGTGGTCAGGTACACCTAGACATGCTGTATATCTTTCTAATACAGTTGACAATTTTCCTAAGGTATTTCAAAATCAAGTAAACCCCACTTCAGTCGTGCCGAACAATGATAAATGGTATGTACTAATTCCAAAAAATCATCCTAATATGAAAGATAGAGAGTTTGATATCTATAGCAGAAGTTATTATGAATATCTATACGATCAAACTGGATCAGAAGTTGAAACTTGTGAACATATATTAAGAACACAGTGGTTCTTAGAAAAGAACAATATCAAGTACTTTATGAGTACATATATGAGTACAGTGCTACCTAGTAGTTTGAAAACAAATATCGAAGTTGCCCATCTATATAATGAAATAAATTTTGATACTTTTTTGCCAGTTGATGGTGAATATGAGTGGTGCTTAAATAAATCAGGATTATCATTTCCTATACCAGGTGATCGTCATCCTAGTAACTTTCAACACGATAAATTTACAGACGATATCATCATTCCCTTTTTAAAAGAAAAACAATATATATGAACATTTTAGTAACAGGAGGCTTGGGCCTCATCGGACATCATGTAGTGAAACGTCTACAGAATCAAGGTCACATTGTGTCTATTATGGATACACAAACAAACTACGGTATCATCCCTCAAGATGAAATTGATTACCTAGTCGAAGAACGAACAAAGAATCTAGACTTGTCCGGTTATTATAAGTATGATATTTGTGATTCTGCTAAAGTTACCAAGGTGTTTAGTATAGAAACCCCTGATATTGTAATTCATATGGCCAGCTTTCCCAGACAAAAAGTAGTCAATGCGAATCCTGCATTGGGAAGTCGCGTTATGAGTGAAGGCCTTCTTAATTTACTAGAAGCTAGTAAACATTTTGAGGTACGAAAGTTCGTTTATATCAGTAGTTCAATGGTCTACGGTGACTTTACTGATGATGTCACAGAAGAGTCTCCGTGTAATCCACAGGGACAATATGGCATTATGAAACTTGCCGGCGAATGGTTAGTTAAAGATTACTCACGCCGCGACAATATTGTTCATACTATCATTCGCCCTAGTGCAGTGTACGGTCCATTAGATGTCGAAGACCGTGTTATCGCAAAATTCATGCTTACGGCAATGCGAGGTGGCGCACTTAAAGTTAATGGCGCCGGAGAAACACTAGACTTCACTTATGTAGAAGACGCAGCAGCTGGCATAGTCGCAGCAGCACTAAGTGAAAATACTACTAACAAAACATACAACATTACCAAGAGTCATAGTCGTACTCTACTTGACGCAGCTAATCTAGCAGTTAAGATCGCAGGCAAAGGAACGATTGAGGTCCGAGCCAAGGATGCTGACTTTCCAAGTCGAGGCGCATTAAATATTGATGCCGCAAAAAGAGACTTTAGCTTTGATCCTAAAGTAGATGTAGAAGAAGGGTTCGAAAAGTATTACGAGTGGTTAAGTGAAAGCCCATACTTTAACAAATGAATATTAGACATTTTAGATTAGATAGACAATATGCTAATCTTAAAGATGAATTACTAGATGCAAGTCACCGTGCTCTGAAAGACGGTGTTCTTGTTGGCGGAGAGCATACCCGCGCATTTGAAAAATGGTTAGCTGAACGCACCGGTGCAAAGTATGCCATAACAGTTCATAGTGGGACACAAGCATTAGAAATTATTGCCAGGTATAAAATAGAACAATGGCACATGAATGGTAATTTTAGTAGCATCGTGCCTACTATCCATATACCTAATATTACATATCCAGCAACAATGAACGCATTCATAACAGCAGGATGGAACATAGAGTTGAATGACACTGATAGTAATGGACTGCTGGTACCGTCAAGCTATACTCAAGTAGGGCATTATGAATGTGTAGTTGGACTATACGGCACCGGCCTGAACAAGATTCACTATGACTCTAGTTCAGTGGTTGATGGGGCGCAGCATTGGCTCGTTGCTGATGGTAACATTGGGTCAGGCATGGCTATCTCATTTGATCCTACTAAAAATCTGCCAGCATCCGGCAACGGCGGTGCCATTGTCACTAATGATAGATATCTATATGAGTATGCCATATTGTACAAGGACAACGGTAAAAATGCTTTCTCTTCGGTTGGTACTAATAGTAAGATGAGTGAGCAAGATTGTGCTCAACTATTAGTACGAACTAAGTACATTGATTCTTGGCAGGATCGCAGAGAGTATATCAAAAATCATTGGTGTGATGCTTTTAAAGAGTTACCGCTAAGATGTTTGAGTGCTGGAATAGAATATCACGCTAATCAAAAGTTCGTAGTATATACTTCTGATCGTGATGATTTACATAAATATATGATGGATCACGGGATAGAAACAAGAATTCACTATCCATATGCCCTAAGTGAGTTGTCGGTTACATCATCATATAAAAAACCCGACCTCATCAGCACAAGCGTGATGCTAGTACGTGGTGTACTAAGTTTACCAATGTATCCTGAATTAACTGATGAAGAAGTTGAATATATAACACAAACTGTTATATCATACTTCAATCATAAATAAGTATATGTGGATATTATCAGTGCTCCCCGATATTGTACTTCATTTAATTCTTGTTGTTGGAATTTTGGGTACCATAGCAGGATTCGTGTTAGGAGGCATCCCCTTCATTAATGCGTACAAGCTACCTATACAAATTTGCAGCATATTGATATTGTCATTAGGATTATACTTGGAAGGTGGTCTTGCTGATAAACAAGTCTGGTTACTTAAAGTAAAAGAAGTCGAGGCTAAGTTAGCGAAAGCCGAAGCAAAGTCTCAGCTTGAGAATGTAAAGATAGTAACTCAGGTAGTTAAGAAGCTAGAGTTAGTCAGAACACGCGGAAATGATGTAGTTCAGTACATTGATCGTGAAGTAGTCAAATACGACAATATATGTCCTATTCCAATTGAAGTAATCAGGGCACATAATGCTGCCGCCGGAGACTTGCGTCTTAAAATGGAAATGTCACTAACACTGAAGGATCCAAAATGAAACAGCTAGTTATTATTGTGGCGTTACTGATAAGTGGGTGTAGTACACCTGTTCCTATATCTTCTAAATTTCCTGATGTGCCTCCACAACTAACGGAAAAATGCCCTCAACTGAAATTAATTGAGGGCGATGCGGTAACATTGAGTAGTCTTACCAAGACTGTTACCGCAAATTACACTACGTATTACGAATGTGCTATCAAACTAGATAGTTGGATTGAATGGTATGGCGTTCAGAAAACTATATTCGAAAACGCCGGTAAATAATTAATCGTTTGCTGCCGCACCGCATTTATTTCTTTTTGCTTGTGTAAGAGCACCAAAATCAACTGGCCATTCTTTTCCTGGATGTAATTCTTTAGCATTTTTAGGAAAGCTAAAGTTAACTTCTGCGACTCTTTCAATCTGTGAAATAGATACACGGAACTTAGTTAGGTCATTGCCTAGATTAGGATAAGGAGCAACGTGCGGGAACACCCAGCCGGCTACCTCATTGGTTTGATTGTTAATCACCATTTTATAAAAAGCATGTGGTACAATAACGCCTGTACCAATCTTCTTATCTTGCGCATTATACATTCCACCTACATAAACTGTATAACTTTGATTACGCTGAACAGCCCATCCACGCACTGAAGTTTCTAACAACTTCCATATACCTCGATTTAATGACGGTGCCTGTGGACTCATGTTTGTCATTAGAAATGATTCAAATTCAACTTGAGTATTCCACGATAAGTCGCCTGCAGGACTCATGTGACCTTTATCATATCCAGCAGCCGCGTAATCATCAGGTCGCGCACCACCAACGATGCTTTGGTCTACTGCAAATGCGTTTGTTCGTGCCACACACCCTAATGCGTTGCCAGGTAATAGTTCGTATGTCACCCACTGTGGTAATTTAGCGGCGGAATCATATCCTACTAGGTATGCCTGTCTACAAATTGGAGTAACTGCTCTAGCTCCTTGTGGGAAGCCGTATGGACTATGTACGTGGCATTGAGCAAGTTGATTTGGAACACGTTGTGTCCATGCACTCGCAGTAATGGATATAAGCAACAATAAACTGACAATAATTTTCTTCATTCGTGGACTCCTGTTGTATATTTATCTTGTTTCTTAATCTAATATCAAACGATAAATACTTTATATGGCACAAGAAATTATCAATATTGGTATATTACCGAATGACGGGAAGGGTGAGCCGATTCGCACGGCCTTGATTAAAATCGGTAATATGTTCACTGAATTGTATAAAAGCGATTTTTCAACTTCAACTGAATATACTACTGGAAATGTCCCGGGACAGCTAATCTTTCAAACCCCAGCAGACTCTTTCACTCAAGCTAAATTACAGGTTAATTCTAGGAATCCACAAACAGACACTACGCAGAATATTACAATCGGGGCATCTATCAATCATGATACGGCAACCGTGGGATTTTCAGCGTACGGTACTGTCTTTACTGGCGAGGCGCTGACACGTTATGACATGGATATATTCGAAGGGAATGTGAGACTACTTAGTAACCCTCTTACCACTGATACTTTAGTTCACTTTACTTCTTGCCAAGTAACTTTCCCGGGCAAAGAACTGCCGGGTCTTGAGGTTGGGGTAGACGGATATCCTGTGGGCACATTAATGATTACCCAAGACGATCTTATACTTACAACAGAATCATAATCATGAGAGCATATGAATTTATAACTGAAACGACAAGAGTACCTTTGTCAATAGATGTAGCCAGAGCATTACCCGGTACATATGCTATTCCTGAGTTGCCTAATTCAGATTTTTACAAACAATACAGATTTGGTGTCGCAATGGCCGGCGCAAAAGGGGCCAAGCAGCGCGAAGCAGATAACATTCAGCCTTATTCAGGTGAAACTGAATGGGGTGAGAACATGATTGTATCATCGTATATGGATCCTACGGTAGGTGAAGATATAGACTATGCGTTAGCTCAACTTGGATTATCCGGCAAAAGAAAAATCAGCACTACTAAAAGTGAAGAAGCCACTGATGTAACTAAGAAAAGTCCAGTCAACTCTTTTAAAGGATACCCAAAATGAGAGCAAGTGAATTTATAAGCGAAGCCCGTAAAATAGGAAAACTGTCTAAAAGACAACAAATGTCTACCCGCGGCGCGACAAAGTTTAGAGATCCGGGCGGATATGATCGTACATATGAACTCAATCGTATTATGATGGCTACGGCGTGTGCGGATGGTACGACTCCGTTGGATATCAATGCTGAGAGTTGGGCCGGAAGATACAATACTGCCCACCCATACACTGACATTGAGCAGAAAATGTTAGTACAAGCTCTGAAAGCAGTTGGCAGCGATTATGAAGACTTAAATAGCGGAGACAATCGAAGCCAAGAATTGGAAACTACGAACAAAGCAAGTGTAGTACAGCCATTTAAGGGTTACAAGAAAAAATAAGATAGTCAGTTCAATGAATAAGTACTGTATCAACAAAATACAGGATGAACATGATTGATATCAACCAAACTCTAGACCTAATCAAATTAAAATTCTACAACGAACATTTATATGTGGCACATATTTATGATGAAGGTGACAGTCAGTTTCACAAAGACTTGACGACACAAGTTGTTAAGCAATACATTGATCCGCTAAATCTACCCAAAGATGCTAAAATTCTAGATTTGGGATGCGGCCCGGGCTACTTTCTTGACGAGATGAAGGAACGTGAATACACTGATGTAGTTGGTGTTACACTAAGCCCCGGCGACATTGCTTTGTGCGAGAGTAAAGGACACTCAATCAAGAAATATGATTTGACCTTTCTACCACAGAAAGATGGCTACTACGATGAAAGTGTAGACTTTATCTTTTTGCGGCATGCGCTAGAACACAGTCCGTATCCAATGTTCAGCTTGATGGAGTACAATCGTATTCTAAAACAAGGAAGCAAGATTTACATTGAAGTTCCCCAGCCTAACTGTGATCGTAAGCACGAGTTCAATTTAAATCACTATAGTATACTAGGTGAACAACAGTTAGCGGCATTGCTACACCGCGCTGGATTTGACATCAATACATTCAATAACTTTGAATTTGACTTACAAGTTGGGGTAAATGAAGATAATACTCCGGTTCTTGCCCGAGAAAAATACTACTGTATCGTGGCTACAAAAGCCAGACCACTTGATATAAAATAATTTTAAGTTTGATAAATACTCTCTATACGAGAGTATTTTTTTGTCTGGTGAAAAGACAAAGCAAACTAAGGTAAACAATCATGTCAGTATTAACATTAAGAAGCGGTGCTTTCGTTCCGGGCACTACACAGAATTTAACATCAACTGGTACCACGCAACAAAGTGCGGCGGTTAGCAGTGTAGCCAGCATCATCCGAATCGCCTGTCAGCAGGATACTTATATTACGATAGGTGCTAATCCAGTAGCTGATGCGTCCAGCATGATGATTGTAGGCGGTGGCTCAGAATTTCTAGCAGTAGTTCCAGGTGTCACTAAAGTAGCAGTCAAGCAGATATCAACTGCTGGCTTAGTAAGCATCACAGAATTAACCGGATACTAAAATGCCCGGCAAAGTTGGACTTAATGGATTAGGAAGATTAGGCTGGGGAGTGGGCTCAATTAAGCCCGGTCACGCAAGTACCTCTCCCCCTCCATTAATAGAATACGGTGTCATTCTAGAAAATGAAACTGGTTTTATATTATTAGAAGACGGCACGCCCGTTGTAACGGAATCATAAAATGGCAAATACAAAAGTCAGTCAATTACCAAGTCTAAATATAGTAGATTCTACTACTATATTCCTTACTAGTAGCAATACATCAGGCACAGAGACAAGCTATCAAGCATCAATCGGAAATGTCTCTAAGGCAATTCTTAGCAATTTGACTATCAGTGATCAGACGATTACTGGTACTACAGCGAACGCGAACAT